CGTTCTCCATCTGAATCAAGCTCAACGTCAACAGCATACGCCTCACTCTCACCTGTAATGCGAGTGACGTCTGAACTTACAAGCTCTTCAGAGTTCGATGGTGCCATTACGAAACCTCAACACAAAAAGCCGCCAGCTATGCACTGGCGGTTGGCGTTATGCCTCGATACCTTGAAGAGTACTGTATACATCAGACGTGGTTCCATCAAGATTGGTAATACCAATCATGATAGCCTTCGTTCCGTCGCCAAGAAGCGTGAGCATCTCGATATTGTGATCGATATTCTCTTTCGGGTCCTGGAAGTACACGTACTTCACTGCGTCAAGTGCGATGCCGTCAGACGACGTACCGATTCTAACCTTCACTGCTCCACGAGCGCCAACGAGAGCAACCTTTCCGATGAAAGTCTTGGTGTTCGTTACAACGTAGGAGTGCAACACTTCAGAGCCAACTCCGACCGTCGCAGTGGTCTTGTAGTCAAGAACACGAGTACCACCAAGCGCAACATTGACGTTGATGCTTCCGTCGGTGTTTACTGCAAGAACGTCTGTTCCGTCAGAGATCGCAACATTGTCAGTGCTTGCATCGAGATCCCTGATGTCGAGATCCGAGGCATCAACAGTGATTGATCCATCGCCGTCGCTGATGACTGCGTTGATGCTTCCGTCAGTATTGACAGCGAGTGTGTCAGTACCATCGCTGATAGCAACATTGTCCTGCGTGGCATCCAAGTCTCGAATGTCGAGGTCTGAAGCGTCAACAGTAATCGATCCACCGTTGTCAGTGATCGGAAGAGGAACAGGAATGATAACAGCATTTCCACTTCCATCCTTTCCCATCACGGGAACACCAAGGTCATTTACGCCTGAAGAATAGGCGTCAGTTTCTGCAACGACTGCAAGAACCTTCGTTGCAGTATCTCCACTCGCTCGATCTACAATCTTGACCTTGAATTCATCGTCGCGAACTGTTTGAACAGGCTTTGCACCATTGAAATCTGACATCTTACGTCCCTCCTTGGAAAAACCTCGCTACTCCCCTGTAGCGAAGATTGATTACATCGAAACTAACTGAGCCTCAAGCTTTTCTTTCTCTTGCATTTTGACAAGTGCATGACCTTCAATTTCCTTGATAGATTCACGCTGAACACGAATGTTCTTTTCATATTCCTTGACACGTTTTCGTGCTTGCAAGATCGCATTGTTGTACGAATTGATATCGTACTCGCATTGCATCAGTTGAATCTCAAGGTCTTCTTTTGGCATTACTATCGTCATACTGTTTCCTCTCTTCCATAAATCCAGGTCTCAGCATTTGCCTGGATTGAATAGGGGTTCAAGTTCTCCACTGTGCATAATATCCGTTGTCCAGCAGTCAGAAGCAACGGTCCTCCAATTCCAAGGTCTACGTTTGGCAAATCGAAAGCGTTACGCTGAACTGAATATCGCGAGCCGTCCACAGTGACAATCCATCGACACCATGTTGACGCTGAACCACGACCAGAGATCCAGGTAAACTGCTTTCCAACAGGCACCGTATAGTCAACATGCGTTGTGATTACTGACGGATTCAAGGCAACTGATTGACCATAGCGTCTAAGATTTGGAATGACCTGAGTAACCTGAATTCCACTTGGAACATCTACTTGCAAACGACCATTGATTGCTCGAAGAAACTTCCAAGTGTTTGTGCTCGTTTCAAACACAGTGATTGGAAGTCCATGATCCTCGATGAGGTCAATTGCTTCACCTTCAAGTTTCAACGCTGCGTCAAGATCTGACGCGAACGATGAAACGATCGTTGCATAGAGACCAAAGGTTACGTTTCCACCAGCGACAACCGCATCAACAAAGGCTTTGTTGTGAACCTTTGTGATGATTATCCGATTTGTAAAGCCTTTTACGCCGAGATGTGCAGGAGTTATCTGAAGATGATTTCCGAGGTTGTACTCCTCTGTGATTTCAGACCCTGTTGTTGTGTCCCAGTATCGTATGTCGAGCGTAGCGCCAGGGTCCATGGCTTGTACAAAGACGGATGAAAGGACAGAGTTGCCTGAAACGGCAATGAGTCTCCTGTACGTCTCAGGCGCACGAACTATCCTCTCCAGGATTGCACTGGTCTCAAACTCCTGGAGTGGCAATGTGTCGTACCTGATCATTCATCCCCCCAACATGCAAAGAGGCGCGAAAGCTTTTGCTCCGCGCCCCCTTCAAAAGTGCGCGCGAGTCACGCGCAACTTCAACCGTTAGGTCAGGATGTCGATTCCAACGACAGTCGAACGCTCAGAGGCTCCCTGCGTCTGGCCTGCGAAGGCAACTCGCTGGTAAGACACAAGCTGCTGCCTGTCATACTCAGGCCGTGCGTCCATCGCCATACGGACCCTGATTGGCCGACGCCTGCCGAACATGAAGCGATTGACGTGAGCCATGATCGCCACGGCCTTCGTCGTGGTAACACCATCATAGACACCACTGTCGTTTACGTCCTCGCGCATGTACTCAGAGATCACGATTGGGATTCCACGCCATGCAGCCAATGCTCCATTGAGGATTGTCGCCATCGGACCAAACTTGTCCACCGTCGAGACCTCGTCGAGGCCAACCATCTGGTTGTAGCCACTGATGCCAACGATAAGTACGATGTCGTTTGGACGAACACCGAACTTGCCCATCAGCTTACGCATCGCCTTTAGCTTGGTGTCGCTGATCGCTGCACCAGTGAAGTCAATCGTCGAGGAGGCAGCCAGACCAAGCTTCCTCAAACCCTTCCAGATCTTCCGTGCATCGTCAGCAGCCGTCACGTCAGAGTCCTGATGTCCACCACCAGTGTCGTCACCGTTGATAAGTGCAGTCTCCATCGCGTTGATCTGAGCTTCGACAACCTTCTTGCGGCCAAGAGTTAGGATTGCTGGAGCAGCGTCCTCATTCAATTCTTCTGGAATATCATAGTATTCCACAAGCTTGACTGCATTGAAGGTCAGCTTCCCAGTGCTGAAGTTCGTTGAGGTCGCCGCGGCGCCTTCAGCAACCTTCCGAGCAGTCGTCGAACCACTCTGGGTTGGCAGCTCGTAGGGGTTTGAAGACATCGGAATCTCATCAAAGCGGTTCACCAGAACACGCTCAAGCTGGAACTCCTCGATATAGTTGGAGGAAAGTGCAGTTGGCACCCATTCGTCTCCAGCTCCAGATACTGTACTTCCGAACGCTTTGAGCCTGCCAATGAGGTCAACTCGTTTACCATAGCCGCTGTCAAGAAGACCCTTCACGCGCCCAAGCTGGCCATCCTTTTCCATGTCGCCATGGTCCATTGGCTCACCGTGGAATAGCTGCTGAGTCCATCGTGCGATGTCGATGTCTCTCTTTAGGTTGATGACAAGCTGTTTCACTTCGCGTGGAACGTGAGCAAAATCTGCATGACATGTGTTCACGTCGAGAAGTTTGGAAACGTGGTCAACAGCGAACCACCGCAGAGTCTGTGACTCAATCGACGAAGAACGAGGAGCAGAAGATGCAGCGATGTTCGCAGCAATCCTTTCTTCCATCGTCTTCAATTCGTTCTTTGCTGAATTGACCTTGGCTTCGAGATCCTGTGCAGTCTTCAAAAGTTCTTCGGCCGTAGGCATGATGCCCTCCTTGGCATAGTGGTTCAAATCCTCGGCCATACCTGGCCGTTTGTGACTTCTCAAAGATTCAGCTCTTTGAGGGTCCTGTCTACAGTTTCTAAAATGGATGCTGCTTTTGCAAGGAGTACGTTCTCCTTGCCCTTGCCAGCATCGCCATCACCAATGGTTCCAGCACCGGCAGACCCTGCATTCGCATCAATAGATGGTACACCTGCTGACCACTGTGAGGGTACATTCGCACCCTGCCCATTGGCAAGACTTGCTGCAAGCGCATCGACCTTCGTCACTAGCTGACCAAGAAGGCCAATCACTTGGTCCATCCTTCCAATGAGTTCGTTCTCAGCCATGTGAGGTTCGTTCGCAACTGGCTCTGTTGTCCCTGGAATCATCGTCGCCTGTTTCTTCTTCAACGCCTCCTCGGCCTGAAGGACAAATGATTTCCATTGCTCATCACTTGGAAAAAGCCTGCACTTGCCTTCCTCACGACACATAGAGATGGCAATTGCGATAGCTTGATCCTGTGGCTTTCCCTCTTCAATGAGCTTAGGGATCTTGTCACTCACGCAGGTCTGAAAATCTGTCGCGGCCTTAGAGGCCTCAAGCTCTGAACGAATCGACTCAGGAAGTGCCATGTCGAGTTCGTCTTCAGCATCGAATGATGGCTTCGCACCAAGCTCCATTTGTGCTTTGACAATCCTCTCATGGACTGTGTTTCGAGACTTCTGTTCCTTGTAGGTCTCATAGTTCTGCTTGAACCGTACACGCGCATTGTTTGCATGCTCAACGTCATGAATTGGGTAGGCAAGATTCACTGGGTCGCCATACTTCTCAAGCTCAGTTGGCATCCCCTCAGGGAACGTCAAAGAAGTGGCTTCAAGAATCTCGATCCCGTATCGATTCATCCTTGCCTGCTGAGCGGCGTGCAGTTCCTCTTGACTCATCTCAGCCGTTGGGACCTCGGCCTTTGACGTGTCACCCTCACCCGATCCGTTCCCGTCGTTCCCGTCCGCGCCCTGCCCCTCATCCGCTTTGGTGCGTCCATTCACACCCCGCGTTTTCAACCCTTCAACGAGTGACCGTGCGCGTGTGAAGTCTTTGCCCTTCATCGCTTCATCAAGACCCTTCATCACCTGGAACGTGCTCTCCATGTTCATCGGAATTGTGACAATCGACACCTCGTGGAGGTCCCATTTCGTGATCCGCCGTGAGTTGCCTTCTCCCTTCTCGGCCTCGTTCTCGTCATACCCAATCGACAGGGTTTGCAGGATCCCTTCCTTCACCAGGTCGCGCACAAACTGGATGTCAGGGTTTGGTGAGTTCGAAATCACACCCTCGACCCAAAGGCCATCCTCCTTTGGTTCCCACTTCTCCCACTTGCCGACTGGGTAGCTTCTGTTGTGGTTGAAGAACATCATTGGGTTCTTCTCAAACCGTTTGAAGCCAGCACCAGAGGGGATCATCAGGTCGCCGATGTCATCGACGATCGCCCTGTTCGCGTACCCTGCAATCCGAACACTCCCGTCAGATTCGACTGTGGCCTTTGACAAAAGATGACTCTTGTAGGACAAACCTTTACCTTTTGGCATACTTACTCCTTTGGCTTTGGAATGCGCCCAGCTTCCTCTGGTGGAAGGAGCAGCATGGTGCATCGACAGTTGATGACATTTCCTGGTTCGCCGCCAGGCTCCCGAGGAAATTGTAGACCATTCGAGAAAGGTTCTTCGGCTTCGACCGTCTCACCCTGCAACTCCCAGTGGTCGAACTCAGCGTCCTTGTACAGGCCTTGCGGGTTTCCGCGCACCCTGATGTCAGCAGCGTTGATCCATGTCTTCATGAGCCCTGGCATCACAGTCAAGGCGTCTGCCATGATTGCAGCCTGACCAAGACTTGAAGCCGTAAGTACTTCGGTTCGAGCAATCGTGTTTGCCCTGCCAATCGTGACCTCCTTGAAGTCGTCGGCAATGTCGCTTGCGATCTGCCTGACTGTTCGCCCTATCTCAATGTCATGCTCGATGAGGCGAATGATGGCGTCTGTCCGTGTCGCGCTTACGTTCTTGAAGGTTTCGATGCCTCTGGACTCGAGCGTGCGCAGCCTGCCTTCCTCGTTCCTGTCTCGCAGGGCCTCAAGCTGGCCGCGGTTCTCCGACATGAACTCCATTGAAAGCTGCTGGTTGTATCCAAGTTCCATGACCTCGTTGAGTGCTTTGGCGTACTCGACATTCCACTCCTTCATGAGCGCCTGCACAAGCCGCTCGAGTCTGCGCCGGAGCTTTGCTGTCTGCACCCTACTTGGGACGCCATTTGCCTCATCGTCCATCGGTGGAAGCTCATATGCCTTGACGTTTGCGCGAAGGTCCTTGACAACCTCCCTGATGATGACCTCGAACATCTTAGAGAGCGTCTTCACTACAAGGTCCATCATCACTGGCATTGCCGCTTCCTCGGCTTTGGTTGCCTCCTCAACAATCTCTGCAAGCTTGTACCGCCCTGTCAGGTCCTTCACATACCGATCGCCAGGGTGCTCACCCTCGTCAATCCCCTGTACGTCGCCGAGTACGACAGCAGCAGGTTTTCTCCCAAGCGTCGAGTCAACCGACTTGACCTGTTTCAACACCCTGCGTGCCCACTTCCGGCCTTCGCGGTGTCCTATGAGCAGAGAGCAGACCTTACCAAGCGATGGCGAGCCGTCCTCTTCGCAGTTGAACATCACGTCACCGTGCTTAGCAAACCAGGCATCGATGCGCCTCAGAAGGTTTGGCGTTACCGCCTTGCCAGATGCCAATCCTTCGGCACGCTTCCTTACCCTGTCACCGAGCCTTCTCGAGACCTGCCTTTCATCAAGCCACTTTAGGCCCTGCTTCGTTCGCTCTCGCACCGAGTGCGGAGGTGTGAAGTCAACTCCATGGTAGATCGCACCGAGTGTCATGCCCTGTGGCATGTCCTCCTGGAACTCGACATCGATGTCCTCGATTGGCTCAGGGTTTGGCGTGCTCTCAGGAAGTCTTGCTGGTTCAGATTGAGTTGGCTCAACCGACGGCACTGACCCTGGCGAGCCACCAAACAAGGGACGCATGGCCACAGACGCAAGCTTTGCCAGCGGAAGTATTACATCACCACCCTGGACAGGTTCCAACTTGTACAGCTTAGAGCGTACCTCATTGATTGTGTGATGATTAAGTTGGATGTTACCCAACTCTGCCTTCTCTTTTTCGTCTTCCTGTAGGATTGGCACATTCGAGTAGTCAGATTCGATTGTAAAAGAGTCGCCCAACTGCCACTTGAAGAACCGACAGTACTCGTCGTTGATCGCCTTGTCGGTCGGAATGATCGTGCTCTGCCAGAAATACTTCAGAGCCGTCACGTATTCCCTCGAGCCAAGTGACCCTGATTCAGCGAGACCAACAGCATGCTTCGGAACGTGGAGGATGTTCAGGATCGTCTCTCTGTTCATACGGACGACATCGATGAGCTGCTGGTCAGCGATGGTTGCACCAACCGTCTTGGCACTTACTCCCTTTGGCAAAAGCATGGTGCGTCGCTGATTCCTGCGACCAGTGTAGGCTGTCTCAAAGGACTTGAGCATCCTCAATGAGGAGTCAGCGTTTGCGTCCTTGTCAATCTCAAGGACCATCTGCGGTGTAGCGCCCTTCAGGTAGAACGCATTGAGGTAGTCCTGGCTGTAGCGATTGAACAGGAGGCATTTGCGACCTGGCACGAAAGGCGACAACCCCCAGAACATCGACGAAGGATTCGGCCTGAGCACGTGCATGATGTCGGTTGCCTGAAAGACGAGGTTAGATTCCTTTGCGTTCGGCTCGACAGGGTTGTAACAGTAGCTCGGCTTTCCGTTTGTATCGAAGTAGATCTGCACTGCCTCAGTAGGCAGAATCATCATCTGCTTCACAAGGCGACCGTACCAGATGACAATGTTGCCCATTAGCACATGCTCAAGCGTTTCAAGATAGCGGAATGTCACAGGGCCCTGCATAGGGTTTGGAGCATCAAGCAGGGATTGAAGCGGATGTTCTGGTGCTGGCTCAAGCTGGTACGTCCCATCAGGTTGCTTCAGTTTCCGCATCACGCGACGCGGCAAGGACGATATCTCGCGCGCAATCAGGTCAACAGTGATGAACACCCAGTCCTCGGATGTGAACAAGGACTTCAGTGTGTGCGCCTGAATCCAGGCATTCACCTCCTGCTCCCAAAGACCAACGTCGCGGTCGTCGGCATACTCAAGACCAGTCTGGTCAACCTGCTTCACTGTCCCGATGCGAGTTTTCCGTGCCATGCGATCCCTCTCGTGTTCGGTGTTGTCTTGAGTATAGCTCATCGCCTGATGCCGATGACCAGTTCCTGGACGCGCTTTTGAGGCACGTCCTCTTTGTCATTGAACAGAGCCTCAACGGACAACAATACCCTGCTCCGCGCATTCTCGCAGTAGTTGCGTTCTGTCATCAAGTTCTTTGCATAGGTGATCGCTTCATGCTTGTTCATCTTCACCTCACAGGATGTCAAGAAATTCGACATCACCAAGCTTTGACAGGACAGGATTAGGCAACAGCTTCATGCAGCCATACCC